ATGCATTCCGGCTGAAGACGCGGTGTGTCATCAGCTCGGCGTGGATGAAGCGCGGGTAGCGTAGTTGGAACGTCGTGATGCGGACGCCGAGTTTCATCTGCCGGTCGACGACGTAGGTCGAAATCGAGTCAGCAATGACCTTGGCAGAAATGCCAGTCGGCTTACGCTTGGTGAAGAGCATGAGAATGAAGGCGAAGAAACCCATCACAGCACCTGCCCTTCGATGCGGAAGTCGCCTTCCATGACGGCCTGCGCCCAGGATGTGGAGTCGATGGAGCGAGCCATTTCCAGCTCTTCCTTCAGCATCTCGGCGGGCGTGATGCTGCCCTTCTCGTGGAAGGTGTCGAAGTGCTCGGCGACGGCGGGCATGTCGATGGTGAGCTGGAAGCGGATCGTCACCTCGCTCTTCATCTTGGTGGCGATATCGACAAGCTCATCTCTCGTCTTGTCGCAAAGGAACCGCGCCCGCATCTCTTCATGCAGTTCCCAAATCTCGCCGTGGTTGTCGATGATGGCGGCGACCGGCAGGTTCGGAATGTGTTTCTCACTTTCGTGGAGCGAGTAGACATTGACGTCGGTGTCACGCTCGATCCGGTAGAGCTTGCCACCGGCTTCCGTCAGCGCCTGCGCCTCGTTCGGGAAACGGATGTCCGTCGTGATGACCTTGTCGACCGATGCGACACGACGCTTCCAAGCGTTGACCCAGAGGTCCGGATGGATCAGGTCGCGACCGAATTCGGTGCCGAGCAGCTGCATGAACTGCCGAGGGGACTTTCCGCCGAGGTACTCGGTCTCGATCTCCTTCAGGTCGCCCTCGATCATGCGCTCGACAATCAGGCTGTCGACGCCCTGGTAGTAGAGAAAACTGCGGATCATGCCCTTCAGGCCTGCCGCCATCTTCACTTCCTCGAAACCTGCCGCCTTCAGCACCTTGGCGGCGGTATCCTTGCCGCTGCCTTTGAGGCCGGTGAGACCCACGATGGTTGTCATTTTGTCTATCTCCTTGGTTAGAAAATCTGTCACTCGCAGGCGAACAAAGTCGCCACCGCTTCGTCCCAGACCTCGATGGAATGCGGGGCGATTGCGATACGGTGTTTGTCGAAGAGTGGCCTGAGGTGTTCCGGATTGGTGATCACCTGAGGATCGAAGACCACCTCCACCTGATAGAGGTCGTCAGGGTTCTCGACCTCGAAATCCATACGGATAACCTGGTCCCGCTGATTGTCCGCGATGTGGGTTTCGACGCCGATCAGGCGCTTCAGAATCGGGTATTCTTTGTTGGTCATGATCCCTCACACAACAACGGTCAGTTCATCTGCGGCGCGGGTGACGGCAGTGTAGAGCCACTTGTCCGCGTCTTCCCGGAACCGCCCACTCTCGTCGTGAACCACGACGTTGTCCCACTGCGATCCCTGGCTCTTGTGAGTCGTGATGACCCAGCCCCAGTCCAGGATTTCGTCCATGCGCTTCGAGTCGAACGCCTGGAACTTCGGCGCCGTAGCGCCATCGCGCTGGCGCAGAGTGTGTTCCTCGAACGTGCCCTGGTAGACCTGCATGTTGTAGTCGGTGCCGGTCTCATCGCGGACCTTCATGGTGAAGGAAGGATCGCCGTCGTAGAGTTCTCCGGGACCTTCGATGCACTCTACAAACGAGCCATTGACCAGGGTCGGAATCTTCTTGGAGTTCTTGCAGACGAGCAGCGGCTCTCCTTCTTGAGGACCGCTTCCGTCGTAGCCGCACATGTTCCGGATGCGCTTGGTGAGAATCCAGCGGGTCTTGTGGATGCCGCACAGCACCTGGGCGTCGTAGTCGGGATTGAGCGTCCACTCATCATCGCGACCACGGACGATACGAACCTTGTCGCCCATCCTCGTACCTGGTGTGAGCTTCTTGCCTTCGCGGATGTCCATAGAGAGGCGGATGATCGGATTGTCTGCTGCCTGACGGTGAATTTCCGAGAGGAAGAAGTCCGGATTGCCGATGGCAAGACCTGGATTGTCGCCGACCGGAGGCAGCTGCGCCGGGTCGCCGATGGCTAGAATCGGAACGCCAAAGGTGAATAGGTCGTCTGTCAGGGTTTCGCCGACCATCGAGGCTTCATCGACCACGATCAGCTTTGAGTTGGCTACCGCGCTTTCGGGGTTGAGCACGAAGGACGGGCCGCTCTTCTGAGCGAGGCGATTTGCGTCATCGAATTCGACCTTCAGTCGACGCAGATCGTTCTCCATCGCTGCAATGCGATTGGAGAATTCAGCCGGATCGAAGGCGCCGCTGGTGGTTTGGGCACGCTGCAGATCACTGATGGCCTTTTCAGCCACCAGGATGTCGTCACGCAGCTTCTCGACCTTAGCCTTCAGGGGAACGTAAATCTGGGAGTGGATTGTCTTGGCGGTGACGCGCTGGTCGCCGTACATTCCTTGCAGCTTGCCGGTCAGCACCTTCGCCGCCTTTCCGGTCGGGGCGCAGAAGGTCACGTCCTGCCAGTTGAGGCCGCAATGCTCGATGAGATAGGGCAGGATCGATGTCTTGCCCGAGCCAGCGTAACCAGCAAGGTAGAATTTTTCGAAATCGCCATGCACGGCTCCCCTGAACCAGGTGCGAACCTGTCCAGCGGCCTTTGTTTGCATGTCGGAAAGAACAATGTCGGACACAGTCGACTCCTATCGGGAGGAGGGGACGGACCCCTCCGAAGAGGGGTCCAAGCGGATCGATGGATCAGGCGGCGCGACCGCGACGACCACGGGCCGACGCACGGCGGGACTGCTGTTCTTCCTCGACGGCGTCATCGTCCTGCGGTTCGGCGTGAACCACGCGGGCACGACGCGCCGACTGCTGCGGAGGGGCGTCGTCCTTCACTTCCTCGTATTCGGCATCCTCGACTTCGGGTTCCGGTTCCGGGGCAGCGGCGCGACGGGTGCGCGGAGCAGCTTCTTCCTTGACGGCGCGTGCCGGACGCTTGTCCTCGACCTGGGCCGCACGGCTGCGCGGAGCTTCCTGCTCGTAGTTGCCTTCGTCCTCGGCGCCGTCGTCATCGGAACCTTCGAAGATGTCCGCGAAGGCCGACATTTCTTCGAAGTCCACGATCTTGAAGACCGGAGCGTACTTGGTGCCAGCCTTCGGGTTGTCCTTCAGGGTGAAGCTGTTGGAGCCGAGTTCGATGACCGGGAACATCGGCAGGCCATCCTTGCCGAGCTTGCCGACGCCCTTCTTGCCGAAGGACGAGATGAGCTGACGCGCAGCGCGCAGCTTGCCACCACCGGCGAGCTTCATGGTGAAGGCCTGGTCCAGTTCCGGGGAGTAGAGTTCGAGAACGACCTGCTCCTGCCAGCCGTCTTCCGAGCCATCCTGGTACTTCTTGTACGGGCCGTAGTCGGGCAGGGTTTCGATGGACGGGAGCTTCGGGCGCTCCATGACCAGGTAGTTGATCTCGTCCTTGGCGACACCTTCGACCCAGCAGATGTGACCGTGCTTGACGCCGAGCAGGTTAGCGATCAGCTCGTGACCGTCATCGAGGTATTCTTCCTCGTCCTTCTTGCCGTAGCTGTACTTGCCATCGTTGCCGGAAAACTTCAGGAACGAGCCGAAGAATGCAGAATCTTCACCGGCTTCGAGCCAGGGGTTGGATTCGGTTTCCTGCATCGCCATGAACTTGGCGCCGAGTGCTGCGAGTGCTGTACCCATAATTATCTCCTTCTGGGTGTTAGAATAACGCACGTATGGGATAGAAATTCTGACCTAACTAGTCAGAGTCAGAGGCGGAATCCGAGTAGGTGATGGACATCTTCTCGAACCCGTTTCCTTTCTTCTTGTAGGGTGCCAGGTCGATCCCATCGGCTTCCATAGCCTTGGTGTCGACGGTCTCTCGACCATCCTGCCACGCCCAAGAAATCTTGAAGCGCTCATCGCCCGCCTTCTTGGTCTGGGCGCGTGAAAGCATTTCCTTCATGTCGGCACGAAGATCGTCCTTGCGCTCCTTCAGGGCCTTCATGTTGGCGTCGATCTGGCGCTCTTCGCGAGCCAGCTCCGCCAATTCGTTCAACTGCTGCTCGGTGAAGACTTCCTTCTTTTCCTTGGTCGGCACAGCGGCCTTGTTTACCTTGGCGCAGGCGTTCTTCCACTTGCAGTATTCGCAGGCATCCATGATGATGCCCTCGGCGTANATGTCCTTGGCATCCTTGGCAGCGTTNAGCTGCTTGGCGCGGATGCGNGCCGACCGCCAATAGTCCTCATCGAACCGGACGACGAACACGGTGATCTCGTCATAGAACGAGGCATTGANGTAGAGGATCACNCCATACATCGGCTTGTGTTCNGTCATCGCTCGGATGATGCCNAGCTGCTGCTGAACCTGACCGTGGTGGACCGCCTTTTCCTCGTCCAGCTTGGAGCGTGGGTCGATGGATTTGATTTCGACCAGGAAGCAATCCGACTCGATGTCTTCCACGCCATAGCGTGACAGGGCATCCTTCGAGCAGCCCGTGTAGAGACCGTCCGGCGTTGCGGAGTTCTGACCGTAAACGTAGGTGACCTGGTCCTCGCCAGAGCCAAAGTGGAATTGGGTACCTTCAGGATTGTAGGATTCGAGAACCGGGACTACCCAGTGCTCTTCCATCGTGTTGCCGCGCTCGGCAGCGCCCCAGCCCTGAACAAAATCCTCATCCGGCTGATAACCATTTTCCTCGCCTTTCTTATCGAACCAGGCCTTGCGAAGACAGGCGAACGCTTCCGAGGCGCCGAGTGTCGACTTGCGGTCGTGATCCCATACCTTCTGGTTGGCATCGACGTGGGCCTGGAACATGCCCTTGAAATCAAAGATGGTAGACATTGTTTCCCTCGATGTCAGTTTTTCTGACGTTCCATTGCAAGGATCGCGAAATAGATCGCGGCGCATGCGGCGGAGTCGGCACTCGCGTCATGGGCGCCGTCGAAGCCACGTCCGAAAATGTAGCGGTGCGCCTCGATCAGCTTCGGATTCTTCCAGTCTCCATAGACCTTCGGCGTCATCTTCATGACGGGCTTCAGGTACTCCATGGTGCAGAAGTGTTCCTTCTCGTCCACGATAGCCGGGTCCCGCCCTTCGGTCGCTAAGAGGTGCTTGACCATCCGGGTGTCAAAGGTGACGTTGTGACACACCAGGCGATCAGCGACGTCGATCATATCCTCGATCACGTAGGCGAGGTTGTCCGGTGCGATGCCGAGCGCGTTCGCTCGATCTTTTGTGATCCCGTGAACGGCGACCGCTTGCTTGTGCGGTTCCTTATCCGTCAGCACCAGGAAGTTGAAGGAAACGACAGGCTCAAGCTCGAAGAACAGCTGAGCCTTGCCATCGACTTCCCGCTCGACCAAATAGTCCTTGTCGAGGTCGTGCTCATACAGGCCACCATAAAACTGCATGATCTTGTCATGCCCAGCGTCGAATGGGTCCTTCTTGGCTGCTGCGCCGGTGGTCTCGGTGTCAAAAATGAAGGACAGCATCAGTTCAACGCGCCTTCCAGACCGGTGGCATCCTGGTAGGTCACCACACCATATTCGGCATGGATGTCGTCCAGGTCGAGGCTGTCGATGACCTTCTCCATTTCATCGGATACGATCCGTTTCACCATCGCGTGCACCAGATTGAGGTGCGCGAGGTATGCGAGCGGGCCGATGATCCAGGCGAAGCTGATAGTGAGGACGCCGAGTGCCCAGAGCACTCCTCCGATCAGCGCCCAGGTGATCGCCCCGAACACCAATGATGGGATCGCAGGGGGTTTGGGCTTGGCATCCGGGTTTACTTCAGGTGTATGCATGTCTTTCTCCGTTGGTTAATGGGATAGCAAATGTTTCCGCGAAGGTCAACAAATCTTTCCCATAAAGTTAGAAATTCTGTCCGGCTAGTGTGTCTCCGCCCAGTTAATCCCATGTTTCGCTTCCGCCTCGACCTCCATACCGAAGTTGAAGAAGCGCCCAGACTCGCCCGCTGACGCGATGAGGTTCTGCTTGGCGAAATCGACCAGATCGTCACGCACGGCGACCTGCAATTCGTCGTGGATGAAGAGGTGCTTGACCATCCGGGTGTCGAAGGTGACGTTGTGGCACACCAGGCGATCAGCGACATCGATCATGTCCTC